GTGGACCCACCCCCCCCAACGCTAAACGATGTGTTGGCTACGGTCGTAAATTCACCCTCTGACGGCAGGCCGTCAAAGGTGTTTCCACGTCCCCAAGACGACGAATCCGATGGAGGCTTGAACGGCAACGCCGCGCTCGATAGGCCACCAACAAGATTGTTACCCTGACCGCGGATGCTTGAGTTCGTCGCGTCCGAAAAATCAGCAACAACGCTCGTTTTCTTCGTCCCGCGCTCGTCTACGACGGTGTTAAAATCAACGTCTCCATCAGTGCAATTCTTGCCGTAAATCGCAATCGAACCGTTCGCACCGTTTGGCAACGAAATCGGGTTGTGTCGGATTGAGAATTTGCGTGCACGCCGAATATCAATCGCCAGTCCGTCGCAGTTCTTGATAGTATTGCTAGCAATGACCGCACGATAACCATCCGCTGCGCTTGCAGCACCGACTTGACATCGGATGCCGGCGTGAGTGGCCGGCGACGACGTTGCACCACCCAGCGTCGTGTTATTGAGGATCATCAGGTTGTCGTAGGGGTTGTCCAAGTCAATATCGATTGGTGAACCAGTGTAGACGCCACCGGTTTGCGCGAGGGCAACCAAATTGCCCTCGATCAAATTATCAATATACAAAAGATCATTTGCCTCACCTTCAAACGAGCGAAACGCAATACCTGAGCCGGTGATACGAGTCAGCCTGCTCCTGAGTACTTGCACATAGTAGGCGCGCATAATCTGGATGCCGCCAGCGCAGAAGCTGATATCGACGCCATCAACAGTGTGACCTTCATTGAAGCATTGGATGGCGCCAGACAGCGTGTTGCGGATCACTTCGCCGCTAATTGCGCTGTAGGGGCCATATGAATAAACGCCGTGCTCCCATGCGCCATCGTGGCTATTGTCCTTGATCTTGGCATATCTCGAAGTATTGAAGATGTCTGAGTAAAGCCTGCCACCGTCAGCATCGACGTAGAACTCATTCTGTTCCGCTCGAATATCGTTGATAATCGAACCCGGCAGCCCGGAATAAACACCGAACAAGACAGTGCCGTTATCGCGATAATCGCCGTTATCATTCCCGTTTGGCTGATAGCTCGCCGGGCCACCGAAAATCTTGAGCCGAGTCGCAGCGGAGCGTAACCCGCTCACACGAGCCCCAACGGCGGGCGGGCGGCGCAGTCGAAGCTTCTTTTGTCCATCAATAACGGAATCGTCGCCGGACAAATACACCAATGACGGGAACCACTGCTTCGTCAAATCGTCTTGCGAGTTCGTGTCGATGAACGTCGTGCCGGTGTATTCGATCAGGCCGCGACCAATGACGGAAACGCCCTTTCCGGCCATCCGAATGCCGTCATCCAAGGGCGAAACTATAGTAATCTGGCCGTCAATGATCAGCGTGACGTTGTTCGCACTACACGTCAGCGCCCGCAATCCGCCGTTCGCCACGGCATCCGCACGCTGCGCCCAAGCATCAGCGCCCGTACCCACGCCGTTGACGATCTTGGCTTTGGCCCAACCCGGAAATTCGAGAACGTCGCCGTCTTTCAGTTCATCAAGCATTGTCTGAAATGCGGTACGATCATCCACATAACCGATGACTGCGGCCTGCTGCGGCCGGTAACCTGGATTCGGCGTAAGGTCGTAGCCAACGTTGGTCGTCCCGTCCGACAACACGAGAACAAAGAAGCCAGTCGTTGTGCCGTTCTCTTTTAGAAGATGGGCGCCGCCATCACCGACCGATGCATAACCTCGCGTTTCAATGCGGTTGGGCGCGCTGTCAGGGTGATAAGAGGCGAGATCGGTGAACACATCGAAAGTCGCGGTCGAGCTAATCGCGACATCTCGCGCCGCTTCCGCCGCCGTCTTGGCCGCCTCTGCCGCGCTACGATCCGCCGCCGTCGAAATGGCATCCGCCGCTGTGGAATCGACTGCTTGCTGTAGCTCGATGCCGAACTCGGAATTGACGTAGTCGAAGCCGAGTCGCACGACGCCATTAGCTTCCGTCTTGGTCAGGCCATCGGAAACGTCGATACGCTTGGGATACTTCGGCAGGAAGCGAGCGTGAATCGTCATCGAACGTGCCCCTCAATGACAGGAAGTTGCGCCGCGATGGGCTGTTCGGTTTCGCCTGCCATCGTCACGAGGCAATCGAAGTCGTATGTCTTGGCGCAGAGCGCGCCCATCTGGGCTTTGGAAAAGGTGAAGGAGAAAACGCCGGTCGCGCCAAACGTCACCGTGCCTTCGGTCAGGCTCGCCTTGAGCTTGACGCAGCCGCAGTCACTCACCTGAACAATGATTTCGGTCGCCTGCGAAATGTCGATTGGCGTGTTATCTTCGTCGTCGAAGCACTCAATGCTTTCGGACCACGTTGCGCGGTTTGAAACCGGAGGGAGCGTGCCTTTATACATGGCGCGTTCCTCAGAGTTTCACGTAGATGGTGACGATGATGCCGGGCGCGGCCGTGGCGTGAGACTCACCAGAACCAAATGACGAAACCGTCCCGCTCGGCGTGAATGAGCCGCTGAGAGATTTGCCACGCGCCGGATTGATAAGACCGCGAACACCAGAGCCCGCGCCGCCCGCAAGCTCCCCGCCGATGCTGCCCGCTGTAATCAGGTCATCGTTGCCATTCGTGATATTGACCGTGCCGCCCGACCCGGTGAAGGTCGGCGTGACAACCGGCAACTCGCCAGTCGTGAGGGTGTGCGCTTCCGAACCGCCAGCCGTGCCAACCGTGTCCGGCGTGGCGAATGTCTTGGTGGTCAGTCGATTGGCGCGGGTTGCTCCCATGCCATCGGCGCCGTAGATCGTGCGGCCCCGGCCGTCGATTAACGTGAGCGTCTTGCCCGCATTGAAGTCCGCCGTGGCCGATGCACCGCGCCCGCCGACAACCGGACAAATGCTGTCAGCAAATTCGTTCCACAGGTATTCGTAGAGTGCTTGCGTGTCATTGTTTGCCCGCTCGGTCGCGCCAGAACCCGACGAACCAATGCTGCGGCCATTCAGGCGGACAAAGCCCTCTTGGACCCCTTCCCCCAGCATCATCATCAGGTAGCCGGTGCGGAAGAGCACTTCCGGGCTTACGCTGCCGCCCCCGCCGCCTCCACCGCTGTCGCCGGACGGGCTGACGGCCTCCAATGCTGGCACGTCGTAGGCGATGTAACCGCCGTCATCACTCGACAGGCGAACGCGGTAAACCCCTTCCGGCAGATAGAAGATGGGCAAGCGCGCGGCGCTGTCCGCCACGATAGGCCAAGGGTGTTCTTGCCCAGCCGTGAGCGCTGAATCCTTGAATGCCGTGACCGGGATGCTCGTGCCGGACTGATAAATCCGCAGCATGGCCCCACGCATCAACTCTGCATTCGGGTCGAAGTTGTTAATGAGGGCGATACCTGGAAGCACACCGCTCATCGCGCACCTCCAGACGCATACTCACCGAAAAGCTCTCTCGCTTTCACGCGATATGCCGCCGCTGCCTTGCCGAGACAGTGGAACCTACCAACACAGAAAGAAACTCCGCCTGTCTCGATATTAACTTCCCAACGATTCTTGCGGCGTCGAACTCCCTTTACGCCACTGCGTCCGGTGCGAGGCGTAGGACGATTAGCTGAATTTTGGGAATAGGTGGCTTCTCTGAGGTTCGACAGCCTGTTATCGTGTGGGTCGTTATTCTTGTGGTCGATTAGATTTGAGGGCCAAACACCGTATGTGATGGCCCATGCCACACGATGAGCGAGCATATATTTTCGGCGCACGCAAACTTTGAGATACTTGCTCTTTCCCACCTTCCCGGCGGTATCTCCCGCAAACACATTTCGGGCCATATCCACGCGCCAGCGCAGAAGCCCCGTTTCGGGATCGTATGACAGGAGCTTCCTAAGTTCGTCAGGAGTGATATTGATCATGGCATTCCCAATAAAAAACCGCCCCGGAGGGCGGCTGTTGTTGCTGATCTATTGCGTTGTCGTGCTGCTATTCGCGTGGTGGCCGTGGAACGTTTGGCTGATCGTCGGCGCGGCCTATGCCGGCAGCTTGAAGGACCGGAACGCTAGACGATTGCTCACCGCCGACGCGGGCAGCAGGGAAGTCCAGCTTCCGAAAAGCATCACGCAACGCGGCTGATTTCCGAATTGCGGTTTCCCCCGCCTTCAATAGCGATGGATTATCCGATGCCAGCAGTTCAGCGACACGACGGGCCACCCGCTGATCAATATGACGGCCACCGGCAAGAAGCGCCCCCGTAAGTGCCGCCGCTGTCATCTTCTTCGGATCTTGGTCATAGACACCGAGACCGCCGACGCCAGTAGCCCCACCTGCCAAGGTCCGTTCAATCCACTGCCGCGCTGTGGTCGAATTGCCCTGAATGGCATTCTTGACGCCATTCATCGCGCGCTCTGCCAGCAACTTAGCCTCAAGTTTCCCGGCCTGTTCCTCACCCAAGACAAGCCTGATCTGGTTCCTCGCAAATTCAGAATTGAAGATGTTCTTCACAACGTCCTGTCCGTCGCGAAGGTTTTCGACCTTTGCAATGAGATTGGACACAAACCCCGTTTGAAACAGCTTCCGTTCGGCCGGGGACAGAGATGCCAGCCCCTTCCTTGCCTGCGCTAGCGTCATCGCATCGCGACCGCCCATCGTCGCGAACTTGGCCCCAGCTTCTAGCGCATCTTCCGCGCCAAAGAACTTCGCAGCGCCAGCGCGAGCATCGGCATAGCTGGGGACAATCTCATCAAGATGGTTTCGCAATGCTCGTGCGAATGCTTGCCCTTCCGCGCCCATCTGATCGAGGTTGCGCTTAACGTGATCCCAAAACTGCAAATTCGGCGTAACGCCCGGCTGCAATTCAAGAGCACCAGTTTCCCGGTTCATGACGAACGGGTTTTTCAGCGGCGGGAACCCTTCCATTGCCGCTCGGTTTCGGCCCGTTACGAATGCAAGTTGAATTGCCTTCTGCACAACAGGGGCTTGCGCGTACTGCTCAAGGCCAGCGTCCCATATCGACTGACCTTCGGCGTAGGCCTTCTGATAAGCCGGGCGATTGGTGCGGCGTGCAGCCTCTTGCAGGCGGTCGAGAGCCGCGCCGGGTTCTGGAAAATCGAACGTCTCTTTCAGGAAATTCGCAATGCGAGGCTGTTGCGTCGCGTATCGATCGCTCGTGACGGCCTCTAGTGCGGCGCGGCCTTCCGGCGACGTGTTGGCAGCAGAACGCGCCAGCGCCTGAACCCTCTCGCCGCCCATGTCGGCGTTGATAACTGGCGATCCCGACGCACGCGCGGCCGCGAACTCGTCGGCTGATAGACCGGGATTGACGCTCCCGGCATCACGCTGTTGCGCCAATGCTACCCGACGCGCGGCCTCGGTATCGGCGTCACGCAGCCCGCGATAACTATTGACGATGGGCTGAGAGACCTTCCCGATACCCGCTTCGATGCCACGAATCGCGGCCGGGGCTACCCCGCCGAGAATTCCACCAACCCCTGCACCGATAGCGGCGCGGCTAGCACGATCCGCAGCCCCATCGCCTTCACCGGCTCCCGCTACCCCGCCGAAAGCTGCGCCAACACCAGCACCAGCGGCAATACGACCCGGCAATGTCGCCGCCTGTCCGGCCGCGCCAAGAGGAACAGCCAAAGCCCCGCCGATCTGCCCGATGGTCGAGGCGACAGGATGCTGCGTATCTGCCTGTTTATTCAATTCACGTTCACGGGCTACGGCGGCATCGTATCGCTGTTTCGCGCCCTGATCGCCGGACCAGTATTTCAGTGCGCCAGAAATAAGCGCGGACAGGCTGGCCGGATCATCCGGGTTCGCTCCGCTTGCCTCAACAAGCCCGCGAATCTCGTCGCCAAAGTTCGCTGTAAGCCCTTGTGCCGCGCCGCGCGCGGACGCATCGGCCACGCCTCGATCTGAGGTCGGACCGCCAACGGTAATTCGCGTTACCCCTGCTGGCACAACGGCCCGCTGAACCGTCTCAGGCGCGCGGGCCGGTGCAGCGTCGTTCGCCAACGGTGCGGCTTCCCACCAGTTTGCACCTGCTGCGGGCATAGGCTGCGCGGGTTGCGCGGCCGCGTCAGGTGCTAGAGGTGCTGCGTCCCACCAATTGGCCATCAGGGCTTTACCCGCTGCGTGCCATCGGGTGCGGTAAACACCGACCCGGATGGGAGAGCGTTATATTGATCTTGTGTTATCACACCCTGCGAGCTGCTGCGTAGCTCATGCTGGACCTGTTTCGGCGCATGAAGCGCGGCCTGCATTTCCAAGCGCATTGTGCTGATAACCGCCTTATATGCCTCCGGTCCCTGAGCAGAGTTCAGCATGTCGTATGCGTGCTGCCGCATCGAATCTGTCGGAACGCCGGTTGGCGACACCGCGCGCACGTAAGCATTCACGAGAGAGTTCGTCGCCGCAACAAAACTTGCCAGTTGCGGGCTGCTGCTGCCCTTCTGATAGGCCTGTATCGCACGGTTGATCGGCATCCATTGCGTTCGCGGCACGGCATCAGATGCCTTCACCGCGATATCAATCATGTTGTTGGCTTCGTTCGCCGCAAGACTAATATTGGCGGCGCGAGTGCCAACCGCACGCTGCCCCGCGATCTTGCCCGCCTGCTCGTTGAAGTTATCAACGATGCCGGCGGGGTTCATGCCAGCAAGTTTTGCCTGCTTCATGATCTCGGTACGGAGTTTAACGACATTCTCCGCGCCCTGAGCGCCACGGCCGAGGTTTTGCAGCACGGTCCTGTCGCCAGCAAGATACTGCTGGGCCATCGCCGCCGTTGTCTCCTCGTCAAGAAGTGCGTTACGTGAAATTTCGTTCTTGTGAACGACCGTTCGCGTTTTCGGATCGAAAACTTCGCTGTTTGCGCCCAGCGTGATTAGGCCGCCGTTCTTTGCCTCACTCCCCTTGAGCGCAATCGTCCGTTGGCCATTCGTCAGATTGACGTTCCAGATATTGCCGTCTGCGTCGGTTTCCTGCTTGAATTTCGCGCCCGTCATCTTCGCCTTTAGCAGATCGATGGCGAGAGGACGGGTGGCAGGGTTGGCAGCGAGCGCCGCAATTTGTTCGCGCGTCGGGCCGGTCTGATCAATCCGGCCGATAGCCGGTGCCGATGCGGCTTGCGCCAACTCGACATGCGGCGGGTCGTTCGCCACCGGCTGTGCGAGCCCGTACTGCGGCAGCATCGCGCGCTGATCGGCATTCATGCCGCCGATATCGACGGCGAGGCCGCGCTCATGGCGCGACGTGCCGGGAGGAGCAACCGGATTCGGATTGTTCGCGCGATCCGCGTAGAGCCGCGCCTGATCAGCCGTCGAGCGAACGCCGCTGCTCAGTGACGTGCCGGGATTGTCTTGAATGAAATCCTGTGACAGATCAGCAAGACGCTGGTTCATGCCGACAGTGCCGGGCATCGCATTGCTGTCGTTCGGCACAGTCGGGCCGGATGGCGTTGGGGCGGCCTGTCCACCAAACGCGGCATCGGCCGCTCGATTGATTGCCGCAGACGCCGCCGCGTTCTCCTGTTGCTTCTGGCCTAGCTGTAACAGCGACACGACGCCATTGATATTCCCGGTCGATGCCAACCGTCCCGCCGCCTGCTTGTAATCGATCGATCCATCAGCGAGCCCCTTGCCGAGATCGGCCAAGGTGCGACGGTTCTGCGTCTCACGATAAACATTCCCAAGATCGCCCAACGTCGAAAAATTGAGCATCGGAACGGTGAGTTCAGCCATGGCGCGACCTCAGAGCCCCGCGCCGAGTTTGGCGAGGTTCATACCGAAATTGAAGATATTGCCGGAAGCCGCCGTTTCGGCATTGGCCTGCTGTGTGTTCTGGTTGTTGATGCCTTCGGTCGTGTACTTGTTCAGGCCAACCAGATTGCTGGCGTTTTGCTGCCCAAGATTGGCGAGCGAGCCATAGACGCCCGCCTTTCCGGCCGCAGCGGCGTTCGTCGCGGCAAGCGCGTTGCTGTTCAGGCCGGACAGATTGTTCAGCCAGTTGTTGTATTCACCGCTCGCAAGGCCGCCACCGAACTTGATCGCGTCGGCGTCGGCGTTGCCAGAGTTCAGCATCCCACCGGCTGCGCGCCGCCGATTGATCGCCTCCAACCCCTGATCGAGATTGAACTGATAACCGGGGCTGGTCTGGAATGCCGCCGTTGCTGCATCATTACCCGCCTGACCATTGAGGCCAAGAGCATTGAGATACATCGTTGTGCCAGCGCCATATTGGCCGGCAAGATCGGACAACGGCTGATAGCCACCCAGCGCATTGTTGAGCGCGCCGCTCGCGGTGTTGTAGCCCTGACCATAGATGTCCGTGCCCTTGGTCAGGAGGCCGCTCAGGTTCTGGCGGTTTTCTTCCGCCGCTTTCTTCGCAGCGTCACCCGTGAAAATATCGAAGAGTCCCATCAGATCGCCTCGCTAGAACCAGCGGCCACTTGCGAACCAGGAAACGTTGAACGACGTTCCCAAGCTGCGAGCCGTCACATCGAATGCGGAAAAGAGCGCGCCAGTCGTCGAAGTGGTGACACATCCACCCCAAGCCCGATTGCCCGAGGGGTAACAGCCCGCCAAGATCGCGACGGGCGCGGCAGAAAACGCCACCGGGAACGTCACGCTAAAATCGCCCTCGTACAGAGAGCCGTAAGCGGTCAGCGCAATGTCAGTCCGCGTGCCCGCTCCCCAGCAAAGCTGCGTGCCATCCGCAAAGCGAACCCAATTGCCGTTTGAATTTGATCCGGATTCGATAACCGCGCCGGTCGGGACGCCGCCCGATTGCGAGACGGTTCCGACTGCGAACTGCGCCGAGAGCGCCGTTTTGATCGACGACCAAGTAACGTTTTTGGTGACATAGGAAGCCGCGCTATCGAGCAGGGCGAGCACGTCTGCGTTGACCGGCGTAGATTTCCCCGTCGCGCCGTAAATCGTCTCAGCCAGTAAATCGGCGTTGTTGTACCAAGTGGTCGCGTAGTTGGTGGCGCTGGTCTTGACCAGCAATTGATGCGTGGTGCCGCCAGTGGGGACGCCTTGTCCATCCGCCCCCGCCGGGCCTGTCGCTCCCGTGGCTCCCGTCGCACCGGCAGCGCCCGTTGCACCTGTCGCGCCGGTCGGCCCCGCTGGCCCTTGCGGACCTTGCTCGCCCTGTTCGCCTTGCGGCCCCTGTGGTCCTGCTGGTCCTACAGCACCGCCATCACGCGCCGCCTTGTCCAGCCCGAACAGATACTCATACTGCAACGGCCGCCCATCAGGGCCGAACCACGGCTCGCCTGCGGTCGGCATCGGGCGAAACGTGGTCACGCCCGCAACTCCCGCGCTTCCATCGCAGCCGCCATCAACAGCACGTCAACCGGATCAGATACCGAAAACCGCCAGCGCACGCCTTGCCCGGTCGCGTGGCCGAAATTGTTTGCAGCGACCGATTGCCGCCCAATGGCCTGCCGTCCAATCGGCACAAGACGCGGGATGCTCCACGTCAGGCCGCCGTCAAGCGAGCATTCAATCTCCAAGATCGGGTCCGTCTCTATCGGGTCCTCACCCGTCGCAACGCCCGCGCCAACGGTCATGTAGACAAAGACGCGATTAATCCGCAGCCGTGATGGGAAGTTCTTCGCCGGTCCCGTCTCAACCGTGTACCGCAGTGCGTCACCAAACTCCTTGCGCGTTCCGGCGTCGATCACAGCAAGCGCGCTGGTCAACGTGTCGCCAACGATCCACTTGCCGAATGCCTGCACGGCTTGCGTGGCCCGCCAGCGCTTTTGCAAGTAGCTCCGTCGCAGATGCCATTTCTGCGTATTCAGATCGAAGGTCCACGACCAATCGGCGCATTGCACCACGGCAAACAGATGCCCGCTGTCCGCGAATGTCGTTACCTCAATTGAGGATTTGTCCTGAACCTTGCCGATCAACACGTCCAGATCGGGCGGGCTGATCTTGGACGGTGATCCGCTGGCGAACTGATAGACGCCGCAATCGTCTCCAACAAAGATGATTCCGCCGCCGAAACCGTCCTCATAACCGGACAGCGCGTAGAGCCCGATCAGGCCGCGATCAATGCCCTGCATGTAGCTGAACGGAAAGCCGGGCGGATCATTGACCGCGCCGCCCCACACCTCAATCGAGGACGATCCAAACGCCAGCAACACACCGCCAGCCGGGACAACGCGAAGCAACGTGTCTGGCTTGTATTCCGCCGTCGCATAATCCAGCGTGTTGATATCGGTCGAATTTGGGCTCGAGGCCCGTACCGTCCCGTCGCCGTAGCTGAAAATAAAGAACGTCTTGAACACACAGACCGAGTTCGGCTGCCCAACGTCCGTGTCGGGATATTCGACAACCGAATTGCCCGAAATGACGAACACGCCATCGCCCGGAGCGACAATCACCACGTCTGGAATCGTCGCGTTGTTCCGCGCCATTATCACCGGACGCTCGCCCGGCACAGACCCGATCAGCGCCTCGCCAACTCCACCCGACGCCGTGTAGCGATAGACCTTCGTGCCGAACACCGCATAGAGCGCGCCCGGTACAGCAATGCGACCGCGAAACTCGCCGCTCGCCGCCGTGCCGAACGGCTTCAATCCAGCAACACGACGCCACCGCGCCTCGCCGCCGTCTCCGTCAGGCTCCGCGTAGCAGTTCGTCAGAATGCCACGGCCGTCCTGCGCTCGCTGTCCGGGGAATGTGGACTTGGGGAGCGGGATGGGGAGCGGAGGCATCAGAAGTATTCAGCCCGCAGCGTTTCGTATGTCGGCTGCACCGCGAGGATGCGCCGGATTTCCTGCTCCTGCTCACGTTGTCCGTCCGCGCTCTGCGGCATGTCGTATTTCGGAGCAGCCGCGTTCGCGAGCAACCACGTCAAAGGAATGTAAATTTCCTCCGGCAAGTCCTCGTAATTGCCGATTGTCACCACGCCCTTGCGCGACAACTGGCGATAGAGAGGTCCGATGAACCCCTCCATCGTCTTGTAGTCCTCAACGGGCACGGCCTGACCGACGCCAGGTCCGCGCCCGAGAAGGTCGAGCGCGTCAGCGATAATGTTGGCGCTCGTTTTGGTCATGATGCGGCCTTACGGTACGATGTAATAAACCAGCATATTCAGCCGGCCGGTACCGCCCGCGTTGGCTGCGGCGTTGAAGGTGATCTGATGCAGGGTTTCCGCATTCAAAGCCTTCGGGCCGCCCGACGCCAGCACACCATTGCCGAACAGTCGAACGCCGACCGTGTCGTTGCCGATGCCGTCGCCAGTGACGTTCACGAACACGCCCCATGCATCGGTATCAGCCGCATCGACGCCATTCGCCGCATAGCCAGCGTCGAAGTCCAGCGCTTCCGTGCCGGTGTCGATATCCTGTCCAAAGATTGCCACGTCGAGAATGACGGCGCCCTTCGGAGTACGGCACATCTGGATCACGTCGTTCTGCGCGACGGCAGAGCCGATGTTGTACGTGCCGTAAGCGACCTTGAGGTTGCCCGCAAAGCCGTGGCCCGCAACAGGCTTGCCAGTGGCAGCCTGCGCGGAGGTGACAGTTCCGATAGCCATTGTCGCTTCTCCTTACGCGTCGGTCGAGCTGGCGAAGAAGCCAGTCACAACGCCGTGGTCCTTCGGGGTGCCGGTATCGTTGCCCGACGCGGTGCCAAACCGCATCTTGTCGATGCCGTAGATGGCTTCGATGGCAACGCCGCGCTTGTCGCCGTAGTCGAAGGTCTGTTCCTTCGAGGTCCAGCGCTTCGCATACGCCGCTGCGACCGCCTGAGCGCCGCAGAGGAACGCAGGCACGACGGTTGACGTATCGCCCAAGCCGGTCAGGGTGGAATAATCGTAGAGGTCGTAATCCTCCTTGATGATCATTCCGTTCCAGTAGAGATCGCCGCCCTTGAACAGGCGGTTGTTCTCCATTTCCAGCCGAACCTCACGCTGCGCCTGCTGCATGGCAGAGCTTGACGCGAGGTCGCGGAACGCCAGCGGGTGAGCGTAGACGATGAAGTAATGCCGGCCGTTTTTCTCGGTGCGGATCGGGCGAATCTTCGGATTGGCCCGGTTCAACGCGATGAACTTCATCGTGTCGAGGTTCGCGGTCGTCAGCAGTTCGGCCGCCGTGCCCTTGGTGAGGGTGGCAAGGCCAGACGACAGATCGCCGGAAGTCGCGGCATAGGCGCTGTTGCCGAAGAACACGCGGTCGCTGTTGTTCTGCAACCAAACGTCGGCCACAGTGCCGCCGTCCGCCGTGATGGCGGCGACGGTCATATCAACCGAAGCCGTGCCGTTGCTCATCCGGCCCAGCGCCTTCGAAATCAGACGCTCGGTGTCCTTGAGCGACCAATCCTTGAGCACCGACTTGCCGGCCTCGCGGAGGGCGATGGCGGAGAACTGTTCGTCGATTTCCGCGACACGAACCGCGTTGCGGCGCTTGTCAACGGCCACCTCGAACGAACGGGACGCCATGTCCTCTTCGTTGCCTTCCAGCACATCGCGGCCGGTGATGGCATCCTGCGTCAACTTGTTGACGAGGGCGAAGTTGATCCGGTCGCCCGGCTTCTTCGCAAGATTCTCCTTCACCTGGATGATGGAGTTCTCATTGGTCCCCATCTCGCCCGCATAGCGGTTTTCGGTGAGGTATTCGGTGAAATACTTGGAATCCCACTGTTCGACAGTGAGACCGGAGGCAACACGAGTGTCAGCCATTGGAAGGTCATCCTCTTGATGGAGGACACCGGCCCATTAAAAAAGCCGCCCGGAGGCGGCTTAGTTGCGAGCGAAGATGTCCTGTAACGATGGAGGTCCGGACCACGCCGGACCGGATCGGGTGCCGACGTTACGAGCCCCCGCGATATTCGACGGCATCACCGCTGGCGCGGCCTGCTGGCCGGGTTGCGCCTGCTGCTGTGTGCCGGGTTGAATGCCGTACTTCGCCAAAATCTCGGCTTCGACCTTGGCCCGATAGGCGGACGGATCGTCACCGATTTCAGCCTGCGCGAGTTGGCGCTGATGCCATTGCACGGCGGCCGCGAAGATGTTTGGCGAGCTTGTGACCCGCTGGTATTCCACTGGATCGATCTTCCCGCTATTCACAGCCTCCATGAAAGCCTTGTCTGCGGCTTCCACTTTGTCGTCGCCGTATTTCACGCTGGCGACCAACTGAGCATTCGCGAGCAACGTCTGATTGATGCGCTGAAAATGCGGATCGACACTCTGCTGCACGGCGTGCTGCGTTGCGGCGTCCGGGTTCTCAAACCAATCAGGCTTTGCGGCCTCTTCCTTCTTCGGAATCGGAACACGTTGCAGTAGTTCGGCCACCTGACGCTGTAGCGCCTCGTTGGTGCGTCGAAACTCTGAAACCTCTTCCGTGTAACGCTTGACCTTCTGTTTCTCGGCATGAAGCGCCTCATGCGGCACCATAGTCTGGCGCTGCTCTTGGCCTTCCTGCCCTTCGGCATCGATCTGCTGCTGATCGTCGGCCGACTGGCCTTCGGTTGCAGCCTGCGTCACTTCCTCAATCGTCGAGGTCTGGTCGGACACGGCATCGCCGGGCCCGGACAAGATGTTGTCCAGTGTATCCATGGTCAATCCTGTTTCTGTGCTAGGTCACAAACGCCCGAAGATCGGCGGCACCCCATGTTTAACGAGACTGGTCTCGAACGCCCGTAACCCCGGCGACGGGATGAATTAAGCAGCGACAGGCTTACGCGCGGCCAACTTCCGGTCAGCCTCGCGATCAGCGATGCCCTGCTCAAAATTCTGTCGATCCATGCTGGCCTGATGCACCGCTTGATACGGCGCCAGATCGGCCTCCACGGTTGTCTTGTGCGCGGCTGCGCGCGATTGTGCGGCCCCGGCCAATAGCTTTTCAATCTCGGCTACGGTTTTCTCGGCCGCGTATGGTTCTGGCTGCTCTGCCTGCTGTGGTTGGCCCTGAGCGTCCATGCCGATCTCGGCCAGCGTCTTGACGGACTGCGCCTGCTTGAGCTTGGCGCTGGCTTCAACGTCGCTCACCTTTGCCATGGCACCGCGCATTTCAAGCTGTTGCGCCGCCTGCTGCGCCTGCCCCTTGCCCTGCTGCGCTTCGTCCATCGACTTGAGGAAGGTCTGCTTGTCCTTCAAGTTCGGCATGGCGCTGACGATAGCGCGGAATGGAATTTCATTCTGCGCGTCGAACTTCTTCAACTCCACAAGCGACTGGAACTGTTCAAGCTGCGGCGTCAGACTGTCCGGCGCATCGTTGATGATGATGTCGCAATCCAGTTCGGCCAAATTGCCGACAGCGCCCGCGATCTTCTGTGCGGCCTCGGGGTTCTGTTGCGCCAGCATCTGCACCCGCTGCGGATCAACGTTAACGCCGAGCCACTTGATGTTCTCTTCGTCGTCGGTGACACGAATCCACTTTTCGGCGGTCCAATACTGCCGCACACGATACCAAATCTTGCGAAATACCCGCTTGTCGAGATGACGCAACGCGTCCATCAGGTCGCCAATCTGGATCATGCCGCCCTGCTGGCTGGCGATGATGGCTTTGCCCGATGCAGAGCTTGAACCCTGCGTCTTGTCGCCCATTTCCGTCGCGTTCGGCCCTTTCAGATCGATCGCGTTCTTTGCCTCCTGTAATAGCTGGAAGTGAGCCGCTGCCAAATCCTCGCGCGTGTTAAACTGGACGCGCTTTTCCGCAAGCGCCCCAGGATTGACTTTCATCTTCCCGTCAGCGCGAACCGACTGGCGATGAAACTCAGCGATGTCGTCAACCGCGCCGTCCTCATAGACAACCTGCGACACGTTGAGTAGATGCAGGCCCTTCGACCGACGCTTGTTAATCTCGTCTTGCAGCGAGATCATCTCACGCACAAGGCCGAACACGTTATTGTCGCGGTCCTTATAGGCCGCCTGCAACACCAGTTCGTCGTCGCTCTCGCCCTTGTCCGTCACATGCGGCGACGGTCCAGCCTTGAGAATCCCGCCCTTCGTGAACTCGGCAAAGTGCCATTGATTGTCGCGCTTGATCCAAATCTGGCAGATGCGAACACGCTTGCGCTTTTTGTCGGCCCACAGGCTGAACTTCGGTTTGTCGTCGTATGTCTCGGACGGTGCGCCGCTCAGCGTAACGTCTAGAATATCCTTGGCGTCAGGATACAGCGCCAAGGCGTCGTCGTAATCCATCCACGTCACAAGGCCCTTATAGCCCGCGTCCTCAAAATCGGTCTCGCTCGAATGCGGATCGAAGAACAGCCGATCCCATGCGCCGCGACGGAGCTTTATCTCGATGCCCGGGCGGCCCTGATGATCAACCGCCTGCTCAACCGAAACACCGATGCCGCCCATGCCCTCAACAAGCAGATTGCGCCAGACGCCCGACCGCTTGGCGGCGTAGTCCTGTTCCTCCGCTACATACCGCAGCGCTTCCGTTGCCGCGTCCGCATCGCTTTCGTGAACCGGCGTGCGCGGCATCGCCTTGGGCATGACACCCTGTTGCTTCTCCAAGCCAACCAGATAATCGATCTTCGTCTTGATCCGATTATCGATCACCGGAGGCTGACCGCGCTTTTTCAGCGTTTCCAGTTCGTCGGCAGTCAGTTGCTTGTTGTCCACATAGTCGCGGTCGCGCTCGGATTCATGGCGCGCGGTATAGGTCGCGTCCTCGCTTTCCTCAAACATGCGGCAGAGATCGCCAACGTCCAGCTTGCCGTCGCCGGACATGATCTCGGTTTCGTCAGCCATCAGATCGTTTTCCAATCAGCATCGCTGCTCTCAACCTTGTCCCAACGGTCGCGGAGGACCGGCTGCGTCGGCTTTGGTTTCGTTCCTGACAGCATCTTGTCCAGCAACTGCCCCACGAGCCCCAAGGCATCCACCTGATCGTCATGCTTACCGGCTGGGAAGCTCAATAGCTCGCTCCGCAGATCGGGGTACCAAGGCGCACTGGTCGGGACGTAGAGCCCTTCCAGCGCCATCCTACCGCGAATGGACTGCGCTCTCACCGCCTTGTCGCCGCGCGTCGGAAACTGCTCTCTCGCCACATAGGCGCGCCGCTCGCGCTGCCTCCGATCAAGGAATGGCCCAACGCCCGATTTGATCTGCCCTTGTTCCTCAGCCCAGCCAACCGGCTTCCACTTCACGACGAGATCACAAAACGCCTCAACCCAAACGTCGGATGCCGCCTGCTTGCGCCATAGATCCAGCAAATACATGCGGCCTTCCGGGTCGAGCCCGACAACCGCGTGAACCGTGTAGTCACCGCCGTCCGCTGTGACCGCGTAATCCGATCCGCCGTAAACCCGCAGCGTCTTGAGGTCCGGCGCTTTCTCGTATGGCCTCAACCACTCCGATTTGAAGTAGTCACCTTCCTCTGGTGCTGGCTTCTGCTGATAGAGCGCGGACCAAAAGCGCGCTTGCGTGTTCTTCCTTATCCGCTCTAGCGTCTCTAGCGGGTAAGCGTCCGGCCATAGCGCTTCGCCGGCATCGTTAATCGCAGGAAGGTCAACAACCTCCCATCGGTCGCCGCCAGCCGCTTGCTGTGCCAGTAGACGCCCGCAAAGGTCGTCCTCATGCATCCGGTGATTGATGACGACAATCGAGCCGCCCGGCATCAACCGGTTGTAGGCCGTGCCTGTATACCAATCCCACACGTTTTTGCGTGTCAGTTCCGAGAGCGCGTCCTGCATCGAGGCATACGGATCATCGATAAGAATGCAGTCGCCACCACGACCAAGAACAGAGCCACCAATGCCCAGCGCATAGTAAATTCCACCAGCCGACGTGTGCCACTTGCCCTTGGCTTGACTGTCCTCCGAAAGCCTGGTGTCGAAGATTGCCCGATATTCCGGGCTGCTGATCGTGTTCCTGACCGCGCGTCCAAAGTCTGATGCCAAACCTTCCGTTGCCGAAACCGACAAGAATTGCTTGTGAGGCTGTCGCCCCAAGAACCACGCAGGCAACCTGATCGAGGCTAGTTCCGACTTGCCGTGCCTCGGCGGCACAAGCAGCATCAGCCGGTCAACCTCACCTCTCGCGACCCGCTCCAATTGCTCGGCAATAATCCGATGGTGTTTGGCCGTGCGGTATCGTGGAAAGGTGTACTCAGTGAATGCTCTC